ATCGCAGCGAGTGGCTGATTAACTTGTCTCACACAGAGTGGACCTGTGCAGAATTAGCCACAGGGCAACCCATTGCTAGATTGTTTCAGAATACACCCAAATTTGATCATGGCGGATTTTAGCTGCTGTGGTGTAGCCATGTGCAGTTAAGAATTCGCCGATGCTGTTTCTTGATTTTTTAGTTTCAGACTCTATGATGATCACTGGCCGATGCTGTGCAATAGTGTCGGCAGCACCCACTAACACATTATAGTCAAAACCCTGCACATCTATCTTGATCAAGTCCGGGGCAAGATTTAACGAATCCAAGGTCACTACGGAGATAGATTCTTCAACTGTGTCAGTATCGGTGCCAAAATCAACCAAGGAGAAGTTGCCGCAGTTGTTGGAATCTTGCGGTAATTTGATTGACAGTACAGTTTCTTTGTCACCTAAGCCGCAACGATGCAGTGTGACATTAGCAAAGGATTCAGTATTCTTTTGTAGGCATTCAAAGTTGACAGCAGTGGGTTCAAACGAATGTACCTGTTGGAATTTTTGTGCAAATCTAACAGTGTGTAGGCCAATGTTGCCACCTACATCAATCGCACAGCCAAATCTTTTTGCATGCTGTACAGCTTGATCAATAGTGGCCTGTTGATAGTCAGTGCCGGGCCATTGCGATACAGTACGAGCAAAATGTCGATCAAAGTCAGGAAAGTGCCAGCCTAAATGTTCGTACATTGCTTGTTCCTAGTGTTGTGCCATTGACATAAGACTTTTATCAAGCCAAGGCAATAGCAAATCTCTTTGTCTTGGATATCCGTGACGCTGAATAGAACGCATGGCAGACTCAGGTAATAGATCCAGCTCGCTCAGTTGGTACCATGTGGTGGATCTTGGATCCATTGGCTTGTGTGCGCTTTTGTATACCACAGCGTGTAGCCAAGCATCGGTGGGCTTTTTCTTAAAGAATCCACTGCCGCAATCAAATCCTGCCACAGCAAGAGCGTGTATCAGACTGACCATGGTCCAGTTGTAATAACAATAGTCATACTGATCATAGGCCTGTACGTTGAATTCAAGATTGGTAGATTGCGGCACAATAACAGTCAGCATACCACCATCACTCGTAGCAGACCACCAGTTTGACAGTGTGGCCACAGGATTGATTGCATACTGAAAAGCATCGTGACACCACACTACATCGTACTTGTTTTTCTGCGATGGAAACGGTTGCTCGAAATCTTTAGAGACATAGCGTATGTTCTTGTACTTGCGAGTCATACCCAAATCTTCAGCGTGATCCACGCCCACACATCTGATGTTGAGTGGTCTAGCAGACTCATCTCTAGTGGTTCTTGTGGCCCACCATTCTAGGTCGTGGCCAGCCCCGCAGCCCATGTCAATAACTGTGGTAATACTTTGCATAAAGTCATCGTACTCATACAAGCAGTTGAGAGTTTCAAGGCTGTGTTGATGGCTAAGTTCAGGACTGCTGAATTGTGTCATACCTGTACGTCTTCCATTCCGGCAGTTCTCAGTCTCACAATGTGACCGCTCATCCATTGTTTGCTTTCAAGCCCCTTCATGACACCCAACCATTTGTTGCGCAGCAGGGCCACTTCGTTGATCACAGTTTCAAAGTCAATCACTTCGTCTTCACCGTCTACGTATTTTTCAGCATCTCTACTGGTCAAAGCACGGGCATAACCTTCTAAGTATTTTTGAAAATGTCTGCGACGAATCTTACGTAACTGTATGTTTAGAAAGTTAAGCACTGCTTCAATCTCTTGCAGTTGATTGAAGCGATGCTCTGTTATGCCCGGTAGTTCTTTGATGTTGGATTCTACATATCCGCCAATACGCACATCACGCTTGGCGTCCACTAACTCTGATTCATAGTGTGCTATGAAATCAGGTATGGCACCTAAGTTGGATACTACACGATTATACCACATGATTAATAATCTTCTTCTTCCTCGTCTTCTTGGTAATCGTCGTCGTCATCATCGATATCTTCGTTGTCGTTGTTATCATCTAAATATCCTTGCAGGGCTCGTTTAACTTCGGCATCGCCTCTAAATGATTCACGAATTTCGTCTGAGTCGAAGTTGCTATCTATTAGTAAATTGACCATGGCATCTGCTGCTTCAGTTCTATCCAAAGGCCCGATGTAACGTTTAAGTTCTTCCCAAACTGCTGCTGCTAAATCAACTGACATTTATTCCTCTCCTTCTGTCACTGTGTCAGGTGTACTTACCGCGTCTGGCTGTCGTGCAAAATCTTGCATGACTTTGTCAAGGCAACCATCTTCGTTGCTTTCCCAAGCCTTACGGAACTGCTTGATAACTTCGCCATCAGGTGTGGTAAAGGCCAGTCTATTACCGTCTTTCTTTAGCAGGCCACGTTTTTCGGCCAAATCTACTAGACCACTGTAAGGGTTCATGCCTGTCTCGTACGGGATCTTGACCTGGACGCCTTCAAAAGGTTTGGCATAGCGGGTCTTCATGACCTTGCAAGCGGCGCGAATACCCATGACATCAGAGATCTTGTTACCGTCCTCGTCCTCTTTCAACTTCAGCTTCTTCATTGCAATAACAATACTGCTTGCATAGATAAAGCCTTGTCCACCTGAGATTTTGTCATCAGGGTCAAACATGTCTTGACTGGCGTATGTGTGATTGGTACACACCATACCCACATTGTAATTACCAAACATATTGACACAGTTACGAACCAGTGCTGTTAGGGCCTTGGGTTTACGTCCTAAGTCACCTTTCATTTCACCTGCTTCAAACTGGTTGACGTCTGTGGGAGTCAACAACATGCCTAAGCTGTCAATAACAAATAACACCTTGGGACGTTCGCCGTCGGGCAGGGCTTTGTAGTCACCCATGAATGTAGCAATAGTTTTAGCTACATCATCAATCATGGACATTGACAATTTAAGAAGCTTGTCTGGGCCGGTATCTACGCCCAAAGCTTGCATCCACGATTCATCTAGAGCATTTTCGCTATCAACCAATATAACAAAAATACCTTGAGCTTGTGCGTTTTTAATAATATTGCCACTACAGAAATAACTTTTGCCGGCGCCTGACTCTCCAGCAAATACTGTTACTTTACCTAGTGGTACACCCCTGTTGAAGTCGCCCGAGATCAAGTAGTTGAGTGCATAGTTGCCGGTTGAGATCCAATCTGTCGGATCGTTAAAACCGATACTGAGTCCATCAATGCTTTTGGTGATTTCCTTGCGGAACTTTGATACGTCAAATGGTTTTGCCATAATAATCCTAAAAATAAATGCCTACTAGGGCAATACCTGATTGCCCTAGTTTATTACATTGCTGTGCTATTACTTGGTTTGACGTGCGCGGATCATGGCCAAAATGTCTTGAGCATTTTGACCGGTCTTGTTTTCTGCCACAACCGGAGCGGCTGCTGCGACTGGTTCGTCGGCATCAAACGGAACGTCATCCACTGGAGCAGGTGCTGCTTTGGCCACAGGTGCTGGTGCTGATTCAGCAGCAGGCGCGGCACCACCAGCAGGTGCTTGTACACCAGCTGGACGGAAATATTGACCCCAACGTTCTACGTCATATGGTTGACCATCCACACTTGCTTCAAACATTTCCTTCATGACCTTAAGCTCAACATCAGTTGGCTTCTTGGGAAGGAATGTGGAAAGATCAAACAAACCATACTGCTCAACTGCTGCTTGTTCTGCTTCAGTCAAGGCCGATTCCTTGCGTGACCACTTGCTGGTGTTGTAGTCAGCATATCCACCTTTGCTGGTTTTAGCAACACGGAAGTCTAAGCCACGCAACAGGTCTGTTGGCAATTCTTCAAGTTCTGGATCCATTAGAGCAGACTTGATGGTTGCAAAGATTTGTGGACCGATGATAAAGCGACGGATTGGGTTTTCTGGGCTCTTGTCATCCGCAATTGGATTCTCACGAACAAAGCCTTGGAACACGTAGCTACGTTTTTTCCAGTACTTGCGACCCATTTCTTCCAGGCTCTTGTCCTTGAACCAAGTACGAACTTCTGCTAGAATTGGACATGCTTCGCCCCACATTTCTACGCATGGTACTTGTACCTGTACTTGTTTGGTATCCATTTCACCTTTGATTCCGTTGAATGGTAAACGAATCATTGCTCGTTCTACCCAGAAAAATGTGTTTTTGGTATTTGCGTCTGGAAGGAAACGCAGTAGTG